CTCATCTTTCATATAAACCAAATTTTGTGAATTATATGTTCCGTGAGGATATGATTTCTGATGGAATAGAGAATTGTGTTCAGTATATTCACAATTTTGATCCTGAAAAGTCTAGGAATCCTTTTGCATATTTTACTCAAATTATTCATTATGCTTTTTTGAGAAGAATTCAAAAAGAAAAAAAACAATTGGATATTAAATCCAAAATTATTGAAAGAAGTGGATTTGATGAAGTTATGATGGTTGACGACAGCTTGCTTTCTGGAAGCAGTTCAGACTATAATACGATTAAAGACAATGTTTCCTATCGTAATAATCGATGAAAGTCGCTATCATCACAGATACTCATTATGGAGCAAGGAAGGGTTCAAAGTACCTCCACGACCATTTTGAACTCTTTTATAAAAATATATTTTTTCCATCTCTAAAAGAACACGGGGTAGAAGCAGTCATTCATATGGGTGATGCCTTTGATAGTCGTAAATCAATCGATTATCAAAGTCTTGAATGGGCAAAGAGAGTTGTATTTGAACCTCTGCGCAATTATGATGTTCATATGATTATTGGTAATCATGATTGCTATTATAAAAATACCAATAATGTAAACTCTCCTAGTCTTCTTCTTAAAGATTACCCAAATGTAAAAGCGTATAGTTCTCCACAAACCATTAATGTTGGTGGATTGGACATTATGATGGTTCCTTGGATTTGTAGTGAGAACTATGATCAAACTTTAAACCATATCAAAAAAACTAAAGCAAAAGTTGCGATGGGGCATCTTGAACTACAAGGATTCCGTGTGAATCGGAATTTGATTATGGAAGAACATGGAACTGATCCAAAAGTCTTTGACAAGTTTGAGAGAGTATTTTCTGGACACTATCATACTCGTTCAAATAATGGAAAGATTTTTTATCTTGGGAATCCTTATGAGATGTATTGGACAGATGTGAACGATACCCGTGGATTCCACATTTTTGATACGGAAACCCTCACTCATACTCCGATTAATAACCCTTATAAATTGTTTTATAACATTTATTATGAGGATACTCCATATCAATTGTTTGATGCTAGTGAGTATGAAAATAAGATTGTCAAGGTGATTGTTCGTAAAAAATCTAAACCAAAAGATTTTGAAAAATTTATTGATAAACTTTATACTGCAGGAATTCAAGAACTCAAGATTGTTGAGAACTTTGATATTCAGGAAAGTGAGGACTTTGAAATTACTGAAGAAGAAAATACACTTTCAATTCTAAATCGATATATTGAAGAATCTGAGTTTTCTTATGATAAAAATATTATTAAAGGAATTTTTCAAGATCTTTATAAGCAAGCTTGCGAAGTAGAATAATGTTTCTTCTCACTCTTAAGGACAGAAAAGACGACGGTGCATATGCAGTTCAGGATCAATATGGGCATAAAGTTTTGTTTTTGTTTGAGGAAGAGGATGATGCAGTTAGATACGCTCTAATGCTTGAAGATCAAGAAGATCAAGAGATGGATGTGGTCGAAGTTGACGATGAACTTGCCATAAAGACTTGTAAGATGTATAATTACAAGTATGCCGTGGTTACTCCTGAAGATATTGTAATTCCCCCTAAACATGTTAGTATTTCACAAGATTAAATGGAAAAACTTTCTTTCAACTGGAAACAATTGGACTGAAGTTGATTTTGAAAAGCATAATACGAATTTAATTATTGGAACAAATGGAGCAGGTAAATCTACAATTTTAGATGCTCTTACGTTTGTTCTTTTCAATAAACCATTTCGTAAAATTAACAAACCTCAATTAGTTAATACCGTAAATGAAAAAGATTGTGTGGTGGAAATCGAGTTTTCCATCAACAGTAGAGACTATCTTGTTCGTCGTGGAATTAAACCGAATGTTTTCGATATTGAAGTCAACGGTTCGCCTCTTCATAAGGAGGCGGATGATCGCGCCAATCAAAGGATTCTTGAGGAGAATATTCTCAAGGTAAACTACAAGTCTTTTACTCAGATTGTAATTCTAGGATCTAGCACTTTTGTGCCGTTTATGCAATTGACGACTGCTAATCGCCGTGAGGTGATTGAGGATCTTTTGGATATTCGTATCTTCTCTGCGATGAATAACCTGATTAAGGATAAGATTCGTACCCAAAAAGATCAGGTTAAATCTCTTGAACTTAAGAAGGAAAATCTTAAGGAAAAGATGAAGATGCAGCAAAACTTCATTGAAGAGCTTGAAAATCGTGGAAATGCCAATATAAATGCCAATAAAGGAAAGATTAACAACTTAGACAGAGAAATTGGTGTTTATATGACTGATAATGCTGTAGTTGAAGATGGATTATATACTCTTCAGAAAGAACTTGAAGAACTTGTTGGTGCCAGAGATAAGTTAGTAAAATTAAACAATCTTAGGGGTAAACTGTCTCAAAAAGTATCTGCGATTACCAAAGAGCATAAATTTTTTAATGAAAATACGGTCTGCCCTACTTGCACTCAAACTATTGAAGAAGAGTTTCGGTTAAATAGAATTGAAGATGCTCAAAATAAGGCAAAGGAACTCCAAAAAGGTTTTCAGGAACTTGAGGAGACTATCAAGTTAGAACAAGAACGAGAGCGTCAATTTACAGTTCTATCTAAGGAGATTACGAAACTCAACCATGAGATTTCTCAAAACAATACTCGGATTTCCCTCAACCAGAGACAAATCAGAGATCTTGAATCTGAAATTCAAACTATTACCGAACAGCTTGAAAACAGAAATACTGAACATGAGAAGTTAGAAGAATTTAAAGACAATCTCCAAAAAACATTTGAAGACCTCTCAAAGAAAAAAGAAGAAATCGTTTATTACGATTTTGCCTATTCCTTACTTAGGGATGATGGTGTTAAAACGAAGATAATTAAGAAGTATCTTCCGTTCATAAATCAGCAGGTTAATCGTTATCTTCAGATGATGGATTTTTATATCAATTTCCAGCTTGATGAAGAGTTCAACGAAACAGTAAAATCTCCCATTCACGAAGACTTTTCTTATAGCTCTTTTAGTGAAGGTGAGAAAATGAGAATTGACCTTGCTCTCCTCTTCACTTGGAGAGAAGTGGCAAGAGTCAAGAATTCGGTGAATACTAACCTGCTGATTATGGATGAGGTTTTTGATTCATCTCTTGATGGATTTGGAACTGATGAGTTTCTTAAGATTATTCGTTATGTCATTAAGGATGCTAATATCTTTGTGATTTCCCATAAGGCAGAACTGCATGACAAATTTGAAAGTGTCATACGGTTTGAGAAGGTCAAAGGTTTTTCCCGTATGATGTCCTCACAAGCACAAGACTGATGAACACACCCAACTGGCAACACCACTCTAAAAAGGAGCAAAAGAGGAAACTCAAACCGCAAGCACTCCGACAAGCAAAGGCACGACGCCAAGCACTCAAGAAGCGCCTCTCATCGGGCGCTTCTTTTTTTATAAATATCTAAAAAGTCTTATAAAAATGAGTAATAAAGAGATTTTAGATTTATATAATGTTTATAATGAAATTTATAATCAGGGAGATGATGATATATCTGAGGCATCTCAATTCTCTAGGAATTATGGTGATCCAGCTGCTGCAAAATGGAATGCGCAGATGCAGGCATTTAATAATCGTAAAAACAAGGGAGAAATGTCACCTCCGTCTATCCCTAGTGGATATAGATGGAACCAAAGAGCTGGAACAATAGTTTCAGTTACACAGGGTGGTGCTTCTCCTACTGCTAAACCAGCGCCAACATCAAAACCTACAGCAACAAGATTAACTGATGCTCAATTTGATAGGAAATATAATGTAAATGGACCAGTTGGTGATGAATTTGCTGGAGCTCGTAAAAACTATAAACCCGTTGCTAAACCTGTCGCTAAACCCGTTGCTAAACCTGTCGCTAAACCAGTTGCTAAACCCGTCGCTAAACCCGTTGCAGTAACAAAACCAGCACCAGCATCAACTCCAACTGCCAAACCAGCACCAACTCCAACTGCAACTGCCAAACCAGCACCCACATTACCCCCAACTGCT